AACGACTTTGGACTCTTCCATCCGCGTCGCACCGACTGACTGACAATAGTACACCTGAGTCGCATAGGATTTGTCTGCACGTTCATCAATGCGTGCTGATGGCTCTTTGCCAATAGCGCACTTGATACCGTCTGTTGCAAACGCAATCACTCGACGATCAGAGTTACCGTCCACAGCCAAGCGGTTTGAAACAATGAAGTTAAAGCCAACAAATGTGTTGATCTCACCCATCGCCAAAGCTTTGACAGTGTTGTAGTCGCTTGAAGTTACAGTTGTGTTGTTCAGCAGGTCACTGACTTGCTTCGGAGAAACAACGATATTGCGCGTAATCGAAGGATCGACGTTGCCGCTATCAAGTATCTCTTTAGCTTCAATCAACTTAGCAAGGGTCAAACCAGCAGATGCGTGTACGATCTTTTGGCTTGATGGCAATGATGTTGTTGATGAACCGTCTTTACCTGTCTGGGCTGTGCCAAGAGCAGCAGAAAGGATAACATCATCCATTGCGCGGCCCATAGCTGCGGCAGCAGCACGACTGTATGTTGAAGTCGGATCAACGAGCAAACGCACTTTGTCTTGATCATCGATCAAGTCAGCGTACTCATAATCAGACATTGTTACCATCCTGCGCGAATGTGGAGTGTCCACAATAGGCGTGTCAGCGTGGCGCGAAGTTCGTAGGACAGCCGCAGCCGCACCCACTTGGTCAAAGAAAGCTTTTTCGCCATTCACACTTTCTACATCTACCGCGTTACGCAGCAGAGAACCCATTTGCTGTGACAGCATTTGGATGTTTGCAGAAAACTGATTGACAAAAGCTGTGGTAATTTGAGAAGACATGTTGTCTCTCCTATGCTCTATTACAGTTAAGGTTGCTGCGCATGGTTATCCCCGAAGAGGCCTTGCTGTTGCTTGGGGCAACTACTCCGCTTGACTGACAAGCTTACCGCGTGGGCCTTTCGGTTATCCACTATACATAGCCACGCAAGCGCAAGACTTCGGCAACTGCCATGTCATGCTCTGGGTGTCCAGCAATTGTATACGGCGTATTAGGCCGCATATGTTCTGAAATGAGTTGTTTTGCGTCTTGCGAACTCATAACAACATCAGTCGGTTCCCCGACCAAACCATCTTCCCCAAGCATTTCCGCCATGCGGGAGAATGTTCTAATAATAGCAGGGTGATCGCCCAAAGAGCGCCCGTCTGCTAGTTTAATTTCATCAAAGATTTCAGTGTCGCCCATAACTGTACGGGCCGCAGCCTGTGCTTGAGTAAGGCGTTGCTCAAAGTTTTGCCCAAATTCTTTACGCAATTCTTGCTCACCGCTAAACCTAGCTTCCTCTGCGCGCTGATTAAGAGCCTCGCGGCCGGTGGCTATTTGATCCTGATACAAGCCTGCAATTTCTTGCGCCTGCTTATTAGACAAACCAATCTCATACGCTTTGTTTCTGAAGGCAGTAAATGAAGCTTCGTCAAAAACATCCGTTTGCTCTACTTCGTATTGGTTCGGATCTTCGGGAGCACCTAGTCTTTGATAAAGGCTCTGCCATTCCTCGTCTGTAGCAGCCTTACCTGGTATAGCAACTTTGTCTGCGCCAATAAGTTTTTGCGCGTTAAGATGCGTCTTTGCAAAATCATTTAACGATCCCCACTTGTTGATAAGTGGGTTTTGCCGATAAGCCTCATCTAGCCCATCCAGCCAATTACCTTCACTAACAGGTTGTGCAACTTCTTGTTGTGCAACGGGTTCAGCCGCAGCTGTCGCAATTACAGCTGGTTCTGATACTTCTTGAGATCCTGTGTCTAGGGTTGTCTCTTCGTTCATTGGTTTTCCTGTTCGGGATTGCGTTCTTCGGCCAACATTCTGACGATAGTAAGCACTGCTGCTCGTTGACCCTCTGCAAACGCTGATTGATGTGGATCGCCAGAAACAAAAGTGGTTGTCTCAAAGCTAAAGCGCTTTTTGAGATCACCTAAAACCTGTGAGCCATCATCCGTTCCAAAGGTCCGACGATAAGCTAATTTTAATTCTTTTACCTTATTCATAATTGACCGCGCTCCCTAGCTGTAGAAATCGCTTCTGCCATAGGTGCAGCCTTCTGAGCTTGCTCTGCAAGCATCATTTCTTGCTGTTGTTGAGCTTGTTGAGCCTCTGCTTCTGCCCGCCTACGACGAAGATCACTGACCTCTGTGTCACTACGGATAACGCGCGCAGGTATGCCCGTGGTTTCTACCAGGTACTGCACAAGCTTATCATCATCAAGGTAATCCATGACCGGCGCAATCTGCTGCATCTGCAACAACACCTCAAAGCCACGCAGCATAGACTGCAAGTCAGTCATTTTCTGAGCCTTGGCAAGCGGAGAAACGTATTCAATATCAATGTCTTGGCCTTGTAGCTCCTCCGGAGCGGGTGGGAGAAGCCCAGACCGAAGGAGCAGTGCAAAGGATCGGGAGATAAGAGGTTGCAGCAACTCAGCCTGGAGTCTACCGAGCACTGGACCTAAAAGCCTCATTTTCTCCTCATTCCTCTGCAACACCTCTGTTGCCGTCATGGCTGGGCCATTAGACATCAACAGTTGATCCACAAAGAAAGCTTGTCGAATTGCGTTTCGCCGCTGTTCTTCCATGTTTAGACCGAGCGGATTGTTCGCACCAATCTGTAAAGGCTCAAGACGGTCACGGGTTCCAGATCGGTAGAAGTTTAAAGCACCTGGCGTTGTTCGGACAGGCAACATGAACCCATCATCTGGAACCATAAGGGGCGGATCAATCTGTTTTTGCGCAGCACGGATGGTTGTCTCAGACATTTTGTTGAGCATCTTCGTGTCGGGCAGGGCATTCATCGCGGGACTACGGCCATACGTTGAAACGCTGTCTTTTACAAAACGCGTAACCATAAACGGAAACTCATCAAATCCGCTCTCTGAAAGAAGCTGGCGAGTGTCAGCTGTGTAGTAAACAGAAGCAATCGGCTTATTCTTTTTGGACCTACCCTTAGTATCTGTGCGCGGGAAAACAGCATGAACGATCGAATGCTCCTTGTAAGGATCGTTCTCAATGTCTTTCTTTATCTCTTTAGGGCAGTTTTCTTCCCCGAACTGCATCGCAATAGCCCGCGCAGTCAGTTTAAACTTACGGTAAACAGTATCAACTCTGCCATCTGGGCTTTCGGAAATGCAAATTTCAGCAATATGACGCGAAGAAAAGCGCAAACCATCGTCTGCACCCTCAACATAAAACGCCGCTGTACCAAAAACAACGAGATCATAGTATAGTTCGTGGATCTCCTGCTGAAAATTGGATCGGTGAAACGCTTGGTACATCTGATCTATGCAGGTTTCTAACCATTCGTTCGCTTCATCGCTTTGCTGTAGTTCCTGATTGCGAAAACGCATGGCAAACCAAGGGGTGCTAGGGCTGGTCAACATGCCATGAAGGCTTGACGCAAGTAACTCAACGGCATGAATAGCTGTACCATCATACAGAAACTCTGTTCTCTTATCGCCTTGGGTGCGCTTCTTAGTAATGTCAGCCTTGCGCGGCAACATATAGTCGGCTAACTCTTGCCAATGGCTTTCCCATTGAGACCGCTGCGTCTGCAATGTCTTATATCTGCGATCTAACTGCGAAATCATAGGCAATATTTCGGCCATTATACTACCATCCCGTAACTATTCATTAAGCTTTTACGTTTCTTAGACTTGTTGCCGCCTTCAGTGCGACCAGCCATGCGCTGATTTAGACGCTCTATAGGGTCAACAGAAGCGGCCTTATTCATTTTTGCAGGCTGAGAAGAGCGCTTGCCCATTGTACCTGCAATGTTTTTGGGCTTGCGGCTCATCATGCGATTAATCCTTGTCCTACAAGACCACGCCTTTGACGCAACATAGACGTTGCTGCGTTAGTATCTGACAAAAGACCTTGGGCGTTTGTTAGTATTGTGGAGCGGCGACCTTTTTCATAGAAACCAATAGCCTCGTCTTCCGCCGGTCCTTGGCTAACCAAACTGGCTGCTGCTGCTGTTTCAGCCCCACCAGCAGCTGTGCCAACAGAAGTACCAGCAGTATAAACAGTGTTATCAACAGAAGTGTCGGCTGTATTAATAGCCGTGGTCTGCACACCAACCACATCATTTATCGATGTCTCTTCGCTACCCGTGGCCGAAGAAGTATCAACAGTCGTGGTATCAGTTTCAGTCGTGGTAACCTCTGTAACATCCGGCACAGTTAGTGCTTGAGGCTGTGACTGGTTCATCATTGAATTAACCGCAACCCCCGTTGCAATACCGACACCAACGGAAAGACCAACTGAAGCGCCAAGCGCAGCAGCAGCGGTGCCAGCGCCAAAGCCAGCCAAAAGTGGAATAGCAACTGCCATATTCTATCTCCTATGCCGCAAATGGATCGTAATCCATCAACGCTTGCCTTTGAGGCGCTCTAGTATCGCCCCTACTCTCTCTAAGACCAACAGCCAAATACCTAAAAGCATCTGCGCAATGG